AGTCCACCAGTGCCGGCGCTGGCGCTCCTTGGTCGTTCTACCCACTCCGATTTTCGTTCTGTGAAAACTGGCAATCCGCGATCCCATTGATTGCGCTCCAGTACCATGACGTGGAATTGCGTATCACGTGGGATACCCCAGTTGTCGGAGACTATGAAGTCCACGCGCAATACATCTACTTGGATACCGATGAACGCACTACTTTGGCGTCTCTCCCACAAAACATGGTGATCACCCAAACCCAACGTTCCACCCAATCCGGTTCCGCCATCCAAGAGGTGAACTACAACCACCCAATCAAGTATCTCGCGGCTTACAACCCAAGCAACCTCGCTTTCATTAACAGTAAGATTCGATTGCAAATCAACGGTACCGATGTTACGGATGCCAAGCCAGTGAACCCACACTACACCGCGTGCACTAAGTACTATCACACCGCCTCAACCGAAGTGCGTGGTAGCGATGAAACCATGTTCTTGTACCCATTCTGCCTCGAAACCTCCAAGCTCCAGCCAACGGGTTCTCTTAACTTCAGCCGATTGGATTCCGCTCGTTTCATGATCGATTCTGGCACCTTCGACGCTGATGTGTACGCTGTCAACTACAACATCCTCCGCATTGAAAACGGTATGGGTGGTTTGATGTACTCTAATTAAATTTATTTACACACTAATAACAAATGCTTTGGAAGTATTTGTTTCTTCTAGGGTTTGTGTTCGTGCTCACGTATGATCCAAAATCCAGGACACTCGAAAAATTCATTTCCCCCGTCAATCAGGAGGAAGCTACTTAAAAAGATTTAACGTTTCTATTACATAAATATGTTGTCTTTTGACCGCGAAACGCTCACGATCGTGGCCATCATAGTTTGTATCGCTGCGACTGCCTACATGTATAAGGAGTTTACGAAGGCAAAGAGTGACATCGAAAACATCAAAGGTTTCTGTAATAAAATCGTTCAAGCGCACACACCACCACAACCTTCAACCCCCCTTCGTCGTAATGACGACGCGGAAGACGAAGACGAAGATGAGGAACTGGTACACGTAAATAAAATCGCCGAGACCGAAGAAAATTAACATCTCAGAGAATTATAACTTGCAATCACGCAATGAAAAAATATAAAGCTATAGCGGTACCGGTAATATTTACGGGTGATAAACCAACATTCCTTACGGTGAGAGATAAGCGCTTTAAAGACTGGATATTCGTGACCGGGGGATGTCGCCGAAGAGAGATTTTCAATCCAATTCGGTGTGCCCTTCGCGAACTTGAAGAAGAGACACGTGGTGTGGTCTCTTTGAAGAAAGGCGAATATACGGAATTTAAATTTACAGTAAAAGAGAGTCCGACCGTGGATCTCGAATATAACGTTTTTGTATTCTTTGTGAATTACACAAAACCAGAACAAATGGAACTCGTGCGAAAGTTCAATGATGAAAAACAAAAAACAATAATTAAAAAAATACAAAAACAACCAATAAAACGCACACACGATGAAAATGATTTCATGTCTTTCGATACTCTCCAGGAATTCAGATTGAAAAAACAGTGGGATCGTATCACGAAGAACATTCTAGAAAATCCGGATTTCTATTCGTGTGTCACATCCTTAAATAGAAAATCCTTTGCTATTAAATAATGAAGTCAAAGAACTACATTTTAATGCAAATACACGATTTACTAATAAATAGGTATTCATACACACCCAAAAAGGCGAATCAATACATAGAGGAACACAAAGAAGATAAGGTGTACGAACTTTTGGTCATCAAGAAGAAATTATCAGAAGATGAACCCGTGTATCCAGACATTTCTTATAGAAAGACCATGTGGTGTGACATTGAATACGGCGAAGAAGATTAAAAGAATAAATACATGTAATGGTAAGTATGTTCAAGGAGTGGTGCAAAAGTCATGGCTTCTTTGAAAAGAACCCCAATCCATCACACGTGTTCATGGACGGCGGTGTGCTGTCCGTACCGTTTGATAGATTGAATGATTTTTATAAAAAATACGTGGAGTGCATAAATTTGAATGAAAAGGTGTATCTCGTCGAACAAAAAACCGTCGACGCCTATAACTTTTTCGTCGATCTCGATTATAAAGATGATGACCCGATGACCATCGAGGAAATACAACGAGTGTGTAAAGTCATATGTGATAAGGTTTCCAAATACGGCGGTAAAGACGCGCTCGTGTGTGTATCTAAACCCAAGAGTGTCGGGGATCTGATAAAAACGGGTGTACACATCAACTGGCCGAATTTTCCGGTGAATCGTTCTTCCGCTTTAGCGCTCAGGGAACACGTGATAAATACATTAACTCTCGTGTACGGTTCGAAGGATTGGAATGAAATCGTGGATCTCTCCGTGTATGGAAGCAGTGAAAGAAATACGCGTGGGAGTGGTTTCAGAATGCCGTTTTCACACAAGTGGGTGACACACAGGGCGTGTAATGGAAAAGGGTGTGCGGCGTGTAATCGCGTGGGTAAAGAAACACAGAGTGAATATTTGCCCGTGCTCATGTACAAACATGGACCCCTGTCCATGTTTCAAAAAATATCACCGGAACCGACGGTCGAAATCATGGAGATGGCCACACTGCGCAGTGAGTGCACCGAACCAAACGTAATAGAAGGTGCGCGTCAGATGAAAACGGAGGGTGATTTTACGGCGAACCAAACAAAGAATGAACTCAAAGATCCCGAGACATGCGCGCTCTTGGAAACGTTCATTCGAAAAAATATGGAAGGACAAGCGCACGCGAGAATCAAAAATATTTATAAAGAAAAAAACAGTTACCTCGTGGCCACGACCTCTAAATATTGTGAAAATACAAAACGAAATCATGGATCAAATCATGTCTGGTTTCACGTATTGGGTGATACCGTATCCCAAAAATGTTTTTGTCGATGCGAAACCATGCGAGGTCGTTTTTATGGATTTTGTAAGGATTTTTCGGGTAGACGACACCAACTTCCACCGACGATCGTCGACCGACTTCAAGTCACGAAGTATAAATCCCCACCAAAGAAAAAGATAACAGAAGCGCCCAAGGTGGATCCAAACGAGGATTTGAAAATGTACATCAAGAAGTACATGATCGATGACGAAAATCTACAAATACATAAGATTAACAAAGAGAGGGGTAAAAAGAGTGTGATCACCACGAATCACGTGTGTCGGGTGTGTTCGACGAATGCAACGTTTACGGTGGTAAAGAGTGAAATACAACAGAACTGTAAGTGTTCGACTCGAAAACACAGGCTTATAGATAAAATAGTATCTAAATTATAAATGTTAGCGGTCGTTTTCTTGCTCGCGATCATTTATATGAGTTCTAAAATGGTGAGATGTGGCACTGATCCAGACGTCATCAATAATCTCATTAAGGAAACTCATAAGTACTCGGGTATAAATGGTATTTTATACCGAGAATTCCTAGCAAACATAAACATGGCCAGAGAATTTAGTGGTCATGAGGATATTTCACGCAAACTCCTCGAACGCGCGATGCATAATATAGAAGAACTCGGCCTATATGTGACTTCAACGGATACATCGGTCGCAGAAGAATTAAACGAAATAATGAACAAAATAACCATAGAATTCGAATACATGTATAGACGGACTTAAAGATGTAATCATTAAAAAGTATAAATGACTGTCATTAAGACTCGATCGGGTAGAATTTCTAAAGCACCAGAACGCCTCGAAATCATTGAAGACGTTGAAGATGACTTCAGCGACGAAGATGATGTCGATTTCGATGAAGACGATTACGATTCCGAAACTGAATCTGAATCCGACTCCGATTTAGACGACGATGAAGACGCCGACGAAAACGGTAATTTGGCTGGATTTATTGTAGACGATGAAGATGAAGATGAAGATGAGGAATAATCTAGTTAAAAAAATAAAACGCGAAATTATAAAATGGAGAGTGATATAGGCAATCCGATCGATTACAATCCAGACATCTTAGAGAAGGAAGAGTCGCATGCACCCGAGGAACAGCCTGAACATGAACCCATGTATTACTATCCACCACCACAGCATCAACCGATGCACATGCAGAACTATCAAGAAAAGATAGATCTCTTCTCGAATCTAGACAAAACCGCGTACGTGGTCATATTCGTAGCCTTCATATTAGGCTTTTTCATGGGGAAAACCATGCAACCAGTCATCCTTCGACCAGGATGAGAATCCCTTAAAATCTGGTGTAGGTTCATCCCTGGAATCTAGAAAATACGCTCGACTCACGACGAGTGGATCTTTAGATGCTGCTTCCGCGACTTCGGTCGCCGTGACGTATGGATCTTCTTCTTCCATCTTCCGTTTAAGCTCCCCGACTTCACGGTCTCTCACGCTTAAACCGAAAATGTATAACACGATAAGAATGGTCACCACGTTGAATGCGATGGTCAACATACTTATTATATGCTTGATTTTATTTTTAATATTTAGTTGGAGTTTACTTCTTCACCCTTTTCGACTTCCCCGTCTTCTTTCGTGTCTTGAGCCTCGACGCTCGTCTCTCTGGCCTTGCGACGCTCTTCGATTTCATTCGCGACGATTTCATCGGCTTCACGCACGAGCTCTTCCATGATGACGTCCGGCTTCTCCTTCTTCAGACGTTCGAGCACTTCGGCTGGGTGAGAGATCGGTGGTTCGTCTGGTTTCGTGTAATACTTAGAATTTTCATCACCGGGCTTCATGAACGTGTTCGCGGAGGATTCAATCATATCACGCTTACGCTCTTCAAACATCTTCGCCGCCATCGCTTGGTTTTCCTTGTACCCAGACATTAGTTCTTCCAGCTTCTCGTTGGTGTAATGGACGTCGTCGATCACATTGGGATCCGGGGGGATCAACAGCCACTTGTACATGTCGACCACGTATATATCGAACGTCGCGTCTTCTTTTTGAAGACGCTTCGCGTGCGACGCGGCTTCCTCCCGAGAATTGAAAGCACCTCGAATCTTGATGCCAAATTTGTCATTCTTTTGTGGACATTCCGGGCCAACCACCGACAGGCAGGCGTAAAGTTGACCGGGTACGACGGTGTAATCTTGTTCAAGAGACATTTCTATGTTATCATGCATTCAAAACTTTAAGCCAACTTAAAAACGTGGTGTCTTGTATTACAAATGGTGCACACGTTTTGGAATACACAACCCATGCCCGTGGAACACAGTGTGCGTGTGGGTGAGATCGATTCGTCGAGAACGTGCAGCGATACACCCGTCGTCTTACCCGAGGGGTTCGAATGGTCGACGTGTTCCATAGACGAAGCGGCGCGGTTGTTGAGTTCGCATTACGTCCGCGATGAGCACTTTTCGTTGGAGTACTCGAGACAATTCATAAGTTGGGCCACGGATAAGGACTGGAACGTGTGTATACGAACTAAGACCGGTGGTAAACTCGTGGGGTTCATATCCGGTATGCCTTCTAAGTATAGGTTTCACACGGACGTGGTCGATGTGCTTCAGATAAACTTTCTGTGCGTTCACGACACGCTTCGTAATAAGGGTATGGCGCCTTTACTCATATCTGAAATACGTCGACGCGCGAATGTGGAGGGTATATGGCAAGCGGTGTACACGGCCGTCGCGGAACTCCCGACACCCTTGGTTAAGACCAATTATTGGCACAGACTTTTGAACGTACCGAAACTCAACCGGGCTAAATTTTCAAACGAACGGGAAAGACCACACGCGGTGTCGGGTTCGTGCACGCATAGACTCATCACGGATGAAGACGCATCCAAAGTCGCGGGTATACTCACCGAACACATGTCTAAATACGCGATCGCACCCATCATCGACGAAGATTACGTGACACGCTGGCTATCCCCGGTGGACGACATCGTGTACACATACATAAACGACACGACCGGTCACGTCACGTCTTATTATTCCGTGCCGTACACGTCGGTGAAGACTGGCATCCGCGTGAAACAGGCGTACATGTTCTACGACACGGGCAAAGGAGACCTAAAAGACGCCACCGTGTTAGCTCGCAACGCGGGGTTCGATGTATATAATACACTGGATGTTGGTTTGGATTCCAGTACACTTCGTGCTCATAGGTTCATGATGGGTAACGGCCATAACCATTGTTACGTCTATAATTGGTCTTGTGGAGACATAGGGTCGAGAGAAATATTTATGAGATTTTTCTAATTTTGAAAAGTAAAATAAAAAAAAATATTTTTTTCAAAACTTTTTTCTTTAAAAAGAAAGTGAAAAAAATTTTTTTTTATTTTTTGTTTTTAAATTCCCAAAAAGTATGGTGTTACTTTAAAAATTTATGTAGAGAGTATATCCATTTTAAATCAATCGACGGGGTAGAGCTCTAAAGTAACACCATGTTTTTTCGAACTTTTTATGTAGAGAGTATATATATTTTAAATCAAATGACGAGAATTTTGTAAAATTTTGAAAAGTAAAATAAAAAAAAATATTTTTTTCAAAACTTTTTTCTTTAAAAAGAAAGTGAAAAAAATATTTTTTTATTTTTTGTTTTTAAATTCCCAAAAAGTATGGTGTTACTTTACCTAAGTCATCACGACCTATGTCTAAATCAAACCAAAATGGAACTTTACCCACATCAGATAGAGGGCGTGAACTGGATGCTCGAGAGAGAGCATTCTTCGTCCGGACCCAAGGGTGGATTCCTCTGTGATGAGATGGGTCTCGGTAAGACGGCCCAACTCGTGACCGTGATCAAACGCAACAAGACAAACACGACGCTCGTGATTGTACCCAAATCTATCGTGACTCAATGGAAAAACGAGATACACAAATTTGCTCCCGAACTCAGTGTTTTTGTGTATGATGGAATCAAACGAACAAGAGACGCATCTGAATTTGAACGTCACGACGTGACTGTTTGTCCATACAGTCTACTCACTGAAGATGACCCACTCATTCACAAAGTGAATTGGGGTCGCGTGATTCTCGACGAAGCTCACGAGATCAGAAATAGACGTTCAAAGCGTTTCAAATCTGCCATGCGTATGAATACCACGTATAAATGGATCGTGACGGGAACTCCCGTGTTCAACGACGTCGATGATTTCGTCTCACTGTGTACATTTTTGGGTATCGACCGAATTGATGTACAGTGCAGCCTCGACGCCGTGCGTGAAAAGTTTATCATTCGCCGAACCAAGAATAAGGATGACATCCCAGAATGCTACTTCGAAAATGTCGAACTCGAAATGTACCCAGAAGAAAAGGTGTTGTACACACACGTGTTTTCAGAGGCTCAAGAGATGATCCGAGAGATGATGAAACGAGCCAGGATACACGGTGATTCAACCATGTATAACATGGACATACTCGAATGTTTTTTGAGAGCTCGTCAGGCCATGGTTTGGCCACAACTCTACATCGATGGCATGTCCAGGAAGACTGGCGAAGAGATGGATCCATGGACGGGACGTTCGAAAAAAATGGAAACCCTGTTTGAACTCATTTCTCAGCACCCGGACGAAAAGACGCTCGTGTTTTGCCAATTTAAAGGTGAGATGAATTACATTCAAGAAAAACTGACGTGCCCCGTGTTTAGGATTGATGGAACGTATACAAAAGAACGACGGGAGTCGCAACTCACAGAGTTCAATCGCGCACCACAAAACAGTGTTTTTCTCATTCAGGTAAAGGCCGGCGGTCAGGGTCTAAATATTCAGGCTGCTTCTCGAGTGTATATCACGAGCCCATCTTGGAACCCCGGGACGGAGTTACAGGCCATCGGTCGATGTCACCGAACAGGTCAAAAGCGTAATGTATACGTGAAGAAGCTGATTTATACCGGTGACGAGAAACACCCGAGCGTCGACGAGTCTATCGTAGCTCTACAAGTGAATAAATCTGTGAGCTACGCCGAAGTCTTAGGGGATGATAGTCTTAAAACTCAATTACCCGGTAAGTCCGAGGGACTTTCAATCTCGCAGATTAGAAATATTTTCAGAGCATAGTGTATATACAATGAAGACATTTGGTTCCCGCGCTGAAGTGTTACACGGTACCGCGGAAAAAACTGCTGGTGGTCTCAAGAAAAAGGATTTGTTCCAGGATCAATACGGTGCCATCAAGAGCAAAGCTGCGTCCAAGGCGGCGCTCGAGAGAATGGAAGAAGAGGGCAAGAAGGCCATGGTTAAGGTCTTCAAGCCAAAGAAGTCTGGTTTCAAGCTCCAGCCAAAGGCGGGTACCAGTGCTTACAAAAAGCTCATTAAGAAAATGTAAATGTAATATAAGAGATGTCACTCACAAAGTGGTCCCAAGCTGTAAAGATGGCTAAGATTAAACAGGGTATAGACCCAAAAAAATATGTAATGATTAAAGGTAAACTTCTCAAAGAAGCCCAGGCTATATACCAACTCTTGATAATTTCTAAATGATGAATTGAAAACCCTTAAACGTCTGCGGTTCATACGCGACGAGTTGATAAAGTTTATACGTAATACCGAACTTTTTGTTCAAGAAATACACACTGTTGATCTCAACGATCGCGGTTCCCGAATTTCTTGAATAGAGACCACTTTTACATTCGCCACCAATCGGGTTCTTTTGTTCGTCATAAATGTGTGGTTTAACTTTACCATCCATGGCGACATCGACTTTCACGCGAAATTTGGGTTCTCGATCGGGGGATTCCTTGATGTTTGAAAAAAACATCCCCTTGAGCTCATCTTTCGAGACTTCGCGTTTAAAAATATCTTGACTTTGTTCTTGAATGGCATCTATGATTTTGTCTTCGAACGCACGCATGGTTTCATAAAAGGTCTTCACGTAGTTTCCATCTTCGTCGTACCCTTTCATCGCGAAGTCGAGTGACCACTTCGTAGGGCCAACTTCTGGTGTGAATCCGGATATACCGAACGGCATATACATCCGGGGGAATTGAATTCGCAGGGGCTTTCCTTCTTTGGTACACAAAGAAATCTTTCTCCCGTCGTGTTTAGGTATTTCGACTTCATTTAGTAGATTCACGAATTTAGACATTTGTATTACAAAATATATGTGCTAAAGCTTTAAGCAGAGCATGCCGTACATTCAGCCTCGAGACTAAATTGAATCGGTCTCGCTTTGGCCTTACTTCTCAGGTAGTACATACCCGTCTTCAGACCCTTCTTCCACGCGTAGAAGTGCATGGACGATAATTTTGAGAGCGTCGGGCTCTCGACAAACAGATTCATGGATTGTGATTGATCGATGAATACAGCTCTGTCGGCGGCCATATCGATGATTGTTTTTTGACTGATTTCCCATACAGTCTTGTAGAGTTCCTTAAGATTATCGGGGATGTCCACGATGTTTTGGACAGAGCCGTTGGCTTTCACCATGAGATCCTTCATTTCCTTAGACCAGAGACCCACGGCCTTGAGATCATCAACCAAGTGTTTGTTGACGACCACAAACTCTCCCGCGAGAGTTCTTCTCAAGTAGATGTTTTGAGTGTAAGGCTCAAAACACTCATTGTTCCCTAGAATTTGTGAAGTACTCGCCGTGGGCATGGGTGCGAGCAATAGACTGTTTCTCGTGCCTTTCTTTACGCGTTCGCGCATGGCGTTCCAATCGTAACGATCTGAAAGTTGTGGCGCATCCCACATGTCAAACTGAAGAATACCTTCACTGAAAGGCGAACCCTTGAACGTTTCATAAGGCCCGACGCTGTCGGCGAGTTCACAACTCGATTCGAGTGCGGCGTGATACATGGTTTCGAATATGAGACGGTTCATCTCACGTGATTTTTCCGAGCCAAACGATTCTCTGGCCATGATGAACACATCCGCGAGTCCCTGTACACCGATACCAATTGGTCTGTGGCGCATATTCGAACGTTTCGCTGGTTCGGTCGGGTAAAAATTTTTATCGATGACTTGATTCAAGTTTCGAGTGACAATTTTCGTGATGCGATGAAGTTCATCGTAATCGAAATTACCAGTTTCCTTATTCATAAATTTAGGAAGTGCGATCGATGCGAGATTACAAACCGCAGTTTCATTTTTATCAGATTTCTGAATAATCTCCACGCAGAGATTGGATGATTTGATCGTACCTAAATTTTTTTGATTTGATTTTTTATTGCACGCATCCTTATAAAGCATGTAAGGCGTTCCGGTTTCGCTTTGAGACTTGATGATCGCTTTCCAAATTTCGGCCGCTGGAACGGTTTTGTTCGCGATGCCTTCTCGCTCATACTTTTCATAGAGTTCATCGAACTCCTTGCCGTACACATCCGAAAGCCCCTTCGCCTTGTCTGGGCAGAAGAGTGACCAATCACCACCTTCTTCCACGCGACGCATGAAAAGATCGGGAATCCAAAGCGCCGAGAACAAATCTCTACAGCGAGCCTCTTCATCCCCCTGATTAAGGCGAATTTCGAGGAAGTCCATGATGTCGCTGTGCCAAGGTTCTAGATACACGGCGATCGACCCCTTTCTACGTCCAGCTTGATTCACGTATCGAGCCGTGGAGTTATAAACTCTCAACATAGGAATGATGCCATCGGATGTACCATTTGTACCTCTGATACGAGACTTGTTCGCTCGAATGTCGTGGACGTGAAGACCGATACCACCAGCCCACTTTGAAATTTGAGCACACTCCTTTACGGTGTCGTAAATACCATCGATACTATCGTCCTTATTGGAAACTAAGAAACATGAGCTCATCTGTGGTCGGTGTGTGCCCGCATTAAATAACGTGGGTGTCGCGTGAATGAATAGACCCATGCTCATGGCATCGTAGGTTTCGATCACGCGGTCGATGTCGTATCCATGAATGCCTATGGCCACACGAGCGTACATATACTGAGGTGTCTCCATGATTTCTCCGTCAACCTTTTGGAGGTATCCTCGTTCGAGGGTTTTGAGACCGAAGTATCCAAACTCGTAATCACGTTCGGGTTTAATGTGTTCGTCTATTTGTTTGGCGACATTTAAGATTGCGTACGTGACGATGTTGGCGTCGTGGAGTTTAAGCATGGATTCAGAAAATGTTGAGGGAACACGCTTCTGGATATTACTCGCGACGATGCGTGTCGCGAGTATTTCATAGTCTGGATCGCTCGTGATCATACCGATACAGATTTCCGCTGAGAGTGTATCGATTTCATGAGTATTGATATTATCGTGCATCGAAGAAAACACTTGCTGAGCAATCATAGATGCGTCTACATTTTTCGACAATCCATGCGTAAGTTTTGAGATCCTATTGGTGACCTTATCAAATTTAACGTCTTCAATACGACCGGATCGTTTAATAACCCTCATTTTATAAATATACAGGTTAATTTTTTATACTCATTTATTTGAAGTCTTTGCTTCTCACTGGGACTGGACCTGCGACCTCGAATTTACGTTCGGGCTGGGTGAGGTGGGTGTTCGTGAAAAATGCACCATATGTACCAGGCTTCGCGACTGGTGGGTAAGATGCGATAAAGCAATTGCCTGACTTACATACAGGGCGAAATTGTGGGCATGCATCCGTAGAGTAAGCTTCATCGAAATCGGAAACCGTGAGGTTCATTTATAATTACTGATAGTTTTTTTCCAGGACTATATTAAATGTGTGATAATCTTCACCTGAACTCTTTGAAGCAATGTCAGACCCCGCTGAACACACTTTTCTTTTCTGAATTCAATGTAAATTTACTTCAACGAGCAATTCGCCAAGATTTTAAGAACAAGACTGGCATCGCCATAGATTATCAAAGCAATGACGATCTTTATGGTATCATGCGCGTGGTGTTCATAAACAATAGTGGTGATCACAACTCGCGAGTGAACGAGCAAGTAAAGATGATGAACACCATGGTCATAAAAACTGCCGTCGGACAAATCCAATCCGGTGTTTCTCAGTATATGGGATACGTCCATGATATGGACAGAGGGCTCGAACCAATCGACGCGCCTGTGAATACATCAACGACCGGTAACAAAATAGGCCTAAACAATAAGATCGGTGTTTAAATTATAGTCATAGCTGGACCGTACCCATTTTGATCGCCGATGACTGGCTGGTCGTCAGAACCTAAAATCACCTCTTCTATGAGGTCGTCTGGTTTGACGAGTTGCTTCTCTGGCGCGACGGTGACTTTCACCTTAACTGACTCTCCTGTAGGAGTTGGTTTGGTGGAAACCAAATAGACGACCGTCGTGACCAAAATGGCCATTGTGATTACGGTGTACACAAGCTTATTCATTATATAATATACCATATAAAGTTTTGTGACCATATATACACATGAGTCTAAATCAATACAAGTTACAAACAGAGATCACATGTAAACAAAAAGGATGGACTAATAGTACGATAGACACTGTGTGGTTATTATTTACAGAAGAAATAGGTGAGTTGGCTTCGGCCATTAGACAATATAAGAAGACTTTTAAGAAGACCAATCTAAAAAAGGAAAGGGGTACGGATGTCATGATGGAAATGGGCGACGTATTCAGTTACCTGTTTCAATTGTCGTCCATGTTGAATGTAGACCTGGACAAGATGTGGATTGAACACGGTAAAAAAATGAAATACAAGAAATATAATCTACGGTAGTATAAAGATGCCTTTGACGGATGAAGAATCCATGGATCGGGTTAACCCATACGTGCAGCACGACTTCTTTATGCCCGGTACGAGCAGACAACTCATAGATTTTGCCGAACACGAAGCACCAACCGAAGAAGAATTTAAAGATGACTACAGAAGTCCGATGTGCGACTATGGAGTGATGGTCGCAGGTCGAATTGGTAAAAAGGGTCCATGCTCTTTATCGAGAGGTTTGTATCCAGGAAGAAATATACAATACGACGAAGATGTTCCAAATGCGTTAAATAACGATAATAATCACAATGAACGGACAAATTCTAAACTCGTTAACAACTTTATGGGTGGAGCGATTCTACTTCTATTAATTGCAGCACTCTGAAAAACTTCTCCAAACGCAAATCGTTGACACATGTGTCTATGATGATTGGAAGTTGTTCTAAGCACATTTGCTTGATGAAGTTCTTCTGCCATGAACATCGCATATTTATAACAGGTGGTGAGAATGTTGGATCCAGGATTTTAACTGCATTCATGATTCGCACGATGCTTCTCGTATTATTATTTTCACACATAGACGTTTCCAATTCAACTAAAGCCATCTTTCGCCTGATTTCAGTTGTTTTGTTTACCATCGTATCTAAAAATTGCTCATATCGAAGTGTGTCGGTTATCGACCTTATTTCAGTCCAATTTCCAATAGGTGTGGTGTCGAATACATCCCTTTTACTTATGTAGCCAATCCCACATTCATATTTAGTGTATTCGACTTCCACAATATTAGACCCGCTTTCTACATCATGCGAAACACGGGCTGTTTTCACAAATGATGGCATGTAAGTTATGTTCATGCAATTTCTCTAACTTCTTTAAGCACCTAAGTCGGTCAAAGCTACACGATTAATTAAGTATGTTTGGGTCGATCATAAACAACACATTCTCATATTATCTGTCTCTCGATGAGTTTCGTAACGAGATACCAGAAGACATCAGACCATCGTGGGTGAAGCTCACCACAATCACGATGGTTTCAAGCTTTAAGAAGTCGATCGACATACAAAGGCTTCGTATGTGTTTCGAAAAAATAACACCCATACGAATTCGAATGGCGGGCAAAGAAAAATCACCTGGATATGAATGGTCACTCAAACCCACGTCATTTTACAATCAAATCACACTGTGTTACACCGATATGTATAGTTCTAAATCTATCAAGTTATTTCCCAATGGAAGCATACAAGTCGCTGGATGTGCAGACCTTGTAAACTGTAAACATATCATTAAACAATTATCTATGTTGATTGGAAAGCTATTGAACGAGTCGTGTATTCCACCCATGGATACATTCAGGGTCGTCATGATAAATTCAAATTTTAGTTTGAATTGGCACATAAATCTCATGCGAACGGCGGATCACTTTGAAAAATATTCGGATGTATTTAAAGTATCGTTTGAACCAGACCGATATTCTGCCGTCAAGGTAAAATTTAAGCCGGCGGAAGACATGAAAGAAGTCACGACCAGTATCTTCAGTACAGGAAAAGTGATCATCACCGGGGCGGAGACATTCAAGGAGATTGCATTTGCATACAACATAATTAATCAGCACATAAACACAGAGCCGAGCATTAGAGTGAAGAGAGTCCCATCGGAAAAGTTTGAGATTTTTGATACATTATCAGGGGCAAACATAAAAGATATAGTACAAAAATTGAAGGGCATGAATATAAATTCATGGAAACGAACGATCGTGAATAGACAAATTAATTTCTGATGTAATAATAAATGTCTCAGCGACTTGGAATGGCCGATGGTCGATGCTTCACCGTGAACTCGGCTAGTCAGTTGTACAACAACTACTTGATGAACAAGAACGGTATCTCGTATGAAGACAACTATTCTTATCGCAAACTTCTGCAATCGAAGGGACCGGAACTTTTCAAAACAAACCAAACCACCGCCAAGTGTGCTTCATGTGACGAGCCATTGGTCGATACGCGCAATATATATTAAACACGCGAAATTACGATAAATATTATATACAACCTTTCTAGAGAATGTGTGCATGTGCTATATGTCTCAATGAAGTCAGAGAGACGAGACATAATAAACACATAAGATGTGGTCACTTGTTTCATTCACATTGTCTAGAAAAGTGGAAAGATAAAGGTAAGCAGACGTGCCCCGTGTGTAGAAAGATTTTTGATGGAGCAAATTTTAAAGTTCAAATAACTATACATAATATGTTTGAAAATGTATCCAATACGATAGATTTACAAGAACCATACATTTTTGACGCACTCGATGTATTCTTTGATGTCGAAAATGAAAACGACGTCTCAAGTCTTCTTTCTGACTTTGGGGTGAGTGTGTCCGACTTTGATCCCCTTGTTCTTAACACAGAATGAGCTGCAGTAGGTTTTATAATTTAACGAACCGTAGTTTCTAGAAGCTTTTCGTGGATCGATGATGATTTTGTTTTTCGCGTCGGTGATGAGCGGTCCCGTAGCCCAACCTCTCTTGTGAGCGAATATATTTGCCTTAAACCGCACGATCTTACCGGGCACCAATTTAGGGGCAGCCTTTTTAACTCGGGCGATTGGAACTTTGAAAAACTTAGCTATGGCCTCGTGTGTATTACCACCCTTTATCTTATATTCAACTTCATTCACTTGTTTATAAAAGTGAAAATCCCCTTGTCTAAAATAATTACTTGGGTTCCCAGGTGCCACGAACATCATGACTTTATAATGTCCCGGTTTACACTTCTCTTCAGCCTTTGCTACGTATACCTTTTTGGGGTTATCCGCCACGACGCGCTGTGGGAGTTTTTTACAGCTCACGTAAGAATGATTCATGTTCTTCATTCCAGCTCTATCACCGGGCACACTCTTATATGATCGTTTCTTTTCATAATCCCCAACGGCATACGCGTAACAATTATTATTGTTTATACCCACGGCTCGCCCCCACATTTTATGTGTAAATTTTGGCTCCGACCCACTCAGGGGGAGTCTTTTAGTTACTTGCCCCATTAATAATATTTCAGAAAAAAAATATTATTAATAGATAAAATGATCCAAGGCCTTGTGAACGCGCGCAAGACCCAAGATGCCGTGACCGAACTTCTCACGTTCGTCCTCATGATCCTCATCACGACTTTCGTGCTTCGTTTCCTCTGGAACCGTTCGCTCGTGAAACACGTGTCGGTCCTTAAAAAGCTCGACACATTCCTCGACGCTTTCATGTTGTCGCTCGCGATCGCGGTCGTCCGAGGTATCTAAACTTCTCTGTAACCAGAAATTTCTTCACCGTTAGAACTCACAAGAGTTGGAAACGACTTGATACCGTTGCACTGTTCCTTTTCACAGTCAACGAAATCGAATGATTTTCCATTTTTCTTCATGTAGTCCAATTGCTTGCGCGTCCAGCCACACCAATGCGCTCCATAAACTTTCCATTGTTCGTGACATTTTTTGCACTCGCAACCCGTGCAATCACATTTACCGTTTCCACTGCATCCACATCCACAGTCACACTTACTAGAGCTATTTCCAGTATAGAAAAGCACAATAAGTACGAGTAAAGTAAGTACAATAAACGCGATCATTATTATTTACTTAACATATTTTATTTTTAGGGATTCGCATATTTTTTCAATGGTTTTACCCTGGACATCCACACCCATCTTCTTTGCGATTTCCACTATATCCTTTTTCTTGTATGTCGTACATTTTTTACCATTCACCCGCACATACCCTTTCGGTGCGATCGATATCTTATTTAATGGTGAAGTTCGCGCGACACGCCGTTTAATCGGTGCAGCTTTCCGTTTGGCCTCCTTTTGAAGGATCGACTTTGCGCGTTGTATCGCAGACTCCGATGTTCGTGTGGTAGTTTTTGGTTTTGGTTTTGGTCTATAGACGATTGGTTTAGCTTTTGGTATGAAATTTAAAGGGTTATTCTTAAGTTTAACGGTCGATCTGTATGGGAGAAAATATGGATCCGAGAATATCTTTTCAAACGACGGTAGTCCGGAATGATCCGCATTTATCCGCAACCTGAAATTTTCGATTTTTGGTGAACGCAAACCTATGTAACTCATAGGCAGTATACGCTGAATGAATCTCACAGTTTCCATGGTCTCGCTCACACCGAGTCTTGCGCACACTTGGTACATCGCGTTCAGAAATAGATGTGCATCGTACATGGGATGAGAATTTAACGAAATTCCCCAGTTTTTATCTAAACCCTTCGTTAAAGGGTTCTTTATACTGTTTGTCATAGAGAGACCGTAATCCGATAAAAGTGCACTAACTCCAACGTCTTCCACGTTGAGTGTTATTTTACCTATTTGATACTTTGTCGGTTCCAAAGTTGGGGTGTCCATATTTATGAGTACATTTTTCGCATGAAGATCACTGTGTCTAAATGATGGGTATTTTTTACTTATTCTATAAAGATTATATAATACCTGTGTTATTATACTTCTGTAATGAATCGGTCTAAGTGTATTGCGTTTCTTCTTTATGAAGTCTTCGAGTGACCCATTATTTGCATACTCACTGTACATGATGTGTTTATCACCACAATTTTCATACGCGTATACCTTTACTCCACCCAGTGTACTCATCATTTTACCTATCTTGTATTCTCTTTGCAAAGAATCAGTTTGAATTTTTATGGCGACACTCTTCTTACATTCTCTATCGACACATCCCAAAAATACGGTACCATATTCACCCGCACCGATTTTTTTGGTGCCAACCTTAGTCCTGATGGCTCTTTTAACTGAAAAATTTGGGACTTTATTGCTATTTACTGTGTAAAATATTTTATCTGGATTACAACCTATTTTTTTTATTGCATCGGTGATCTCCTTTCCGACGGCCTCGTGATCCTTCGGTGTTCTAGCTTTACCGACTTTAACCCTCAGAGCTCTTAGGTTTCTGAGATGCTGATCCACCTGCATTTAATGTAGTGTTAGATTTTATTCGTCAACTTCGCATTCTTCTTCGTAATATTCTTCCTCCACACCTTCATCTACTTTATCAGACGTGGTAGATTCAATGCCTTGGAATGCAAAAGAGGGCAACTTCGTCGATTGTTCGAACAGAGCCTGGGATAGACGCAAACTCACACCAAACTTGTTATCGATGAACCAAATTTGAGTCACGTTGACGATGCACATGCATCGCTGCCCCTTTTCAACACTGTCGATCGGCACGAGCTCTCGCTTCGGGTTGTACGCTTCAGCCATGAATTCGCCGGTAGGCTTCGTCATGACCTTGAGCTTAACGGTATCCGGGTATTCCTCCTTACCCGGTCGCACGAGCGGCTTATAGAGTGCTTCCTTCATCACTTCGACGTTGTATGCCTTTCCCAACCATTCCTTGGAGTTCGCCGCGACCGTTTCGATAATACGCGCGTCAAGCTGCTTGAGCTTTTCGGCGAGTTCAACGGCTTGCTCGTTGTCCGGATCGATAGACAAATCGAGCGAATACGACGTCTTGTTAGTCGTCTCGTCAGTAAAGGCGCTCAGACCGTAAGGGCTTCGCATGTACGGGAGTTGCAAATACAACTTGCCCTTACCATCGGCGGTGTTAATGTATACTGTCTTGCCACCGTTCTTGTTCTTCTTCATCTTACTGAAGACAACAGAGGACGGATCAAAAGTGCTGGAAAGTTGGATCATGTTAGCGGACGACATATTGGTTTGTATATGTTATATTGGTACGAATACTTTAAGCATGTTTTTTTTTCTTACTTTACATTAAAAAGCTCATGGGTATCTTTAAGGATTGTGGATGTGGATGCGGTGGCGCCAAGGCCCAGCAGAAATTTTTGATTTCTGTCATGTCAGCCCTCGTATTCTTTGTGATTTCTAACCCAGATACGTATCGTCTCACGCGTTCTATTTTCGGTAAATGGGTCTCCGGACCAACCGGATGCCCATCTATGTCTGGGCTTGTGCTGCACACAGTTGTGTTTGTTCTCATCACGTATGCCATGATGAACATAAAGAAAGAAGGGTACGCCATAATGGAAAATGATATGGCGGTCACCGGACCAGTGCCCGGTCCATCCCCAGAAATGGATGTATCAGACGAGATGCGTGAAGCTCCACCCGCGATGGTCGATGTTCCAGAACCACTCCCCGGATTTAGTGAAGCGCAGTACGATATGTTTGATAGTGGTAGTCATCTCGCACCCCTCGATGTCATGGGTGGAGAAGTGGATAAACCGGTCACTCTCAAAGTTAAGGTAAAGGAGCAAGTGTCTTGCCAGTGCGACGATGGCAAACGTATCACTATTTCGGGGTAAATTTAAATGTAATTAAAATAAAAAAATCAACATAATAAACGAAACCCGTTTACTATGTGGCTAAATAATTAAAAGTCTTCATCGAATTCGATCTCACACGAATCTTCGTCCATTTTACCATAATCACCGACGCGTTTTTCGAAAAAATTAGTTTTTCCATCGAGGCTTATATTTTCCATAAATTCAAATGGGTTCGCGGAGTTCCACAATTTCTCTTGTCCAACCTGTTTGAGAAGTCTATCGGATACGTATTCGATATATTGGGTCATTTTTTCCGAATTCATTCCAATCAGACTACATGGAAGTGCGTCCAAAATGAATTCCTTCTCAATCGCGACCGCCTCTTGTACGATTTGTTGAATCGTATCCTTGTTGGGTTTGAATTTCAACATGTTAAATAACTCAACCGCGAATTGTTGGTGAAGACCTTCGTCTCTGCTTATGAGTTCATTGCTAAAACATAACCCCGGGAGAAGTCCGCGTTTTTTCAACCAGAATATAGCGCAAAAGCTTCCCGAAAAGAATATACCCTCTACACACGCGAAAGCGAGGAGTCGTTCACTAAATGGCCTCGAATTATCAAACCATTTCATCGCCCATCTCGCCTTCTTTTCTATACACGGCACCCGTTGGATAGCCTCAAACAGTTCCTTCTTTTCAGAAGGAGAACGGATGTATTTGTCGATGAGTTTACTGTACGTTTCCCCGTGAACCATTTCATTATGAGCTTGATATGCGTAGAAGCTTCTGGCTTCGGGATATTGCACTTCATCCGCGAAGTTGTTATTCAAGTTTTCGAATACAATTCCATCAGACCCCGCAAAAAATGCTAAAATCATTTTTATGAAATGTTTTTCGTTTTCTGTAAGTTTATCCCAATCGTCCATATCCTTTGATAAGTCAACCTCTTCAGCTGTCCAGTTGCTCATCTGTGCCTGTTTGTAAAGTGACCATAAGTTGTCGTGTTGTATGGGAAATACAGTAAACCTATTCAATGTAGGCAGCAACATTGGTTCGGTGTCTTCGATGTAATCTTGGAAATCAAAAAATGTACCGTGGTGTTTTCCATCGATGAAAATCTGTGGATACGTCGTCACAGTTTTCCCACACAATTTTGAAAGGTCGTTCACTTCTATTTTTGTTTTTTTATAATCGATACCAAGATCGATGCACATTTGTTCAGCTAATTCACAGTATTTACAACCATCTTTTGAAAAAATCTCGACCCCCATGCGTGTGTTATTACTTGAAAATATTTTTGTCTCAAAACTTTAAGAATGATAAATTTTTCAGAGATCCAGCCTGGTGATCTCATTAAAGTATTACTGAATATCGATGATGTTGATGATGAGATATACGCTGTAACAAAAGACAATAGAGAAGACTATCTCATCGTCAATTATTACCTCGATACATCACTCGTGTATAAGGGTGCGCGCGTATACGAGATAGATGAAAACGAAGAACTTGTACAACACGAAAACTTATGTGAACACTACCCAGACGGTTGTTCTATATTTTCTAAAATAAATGATGGCATGTATTGCCTTAAAGAAGAGATCGAAGATGACATGGATAGCGAGATCATAGACGAATCCGATGAAGATAGTGATTTAGAAGGATTCATCGTACCAGACGACGAGATCGATGGACAGGTGATTCCACCCTCATCGCAAGTTCAGATAGATAAGGCGTGGAATGAATGGCAGCCTACGAGCCCTGGCTCCAGGAAATTCAAAGAAGTCGTCGATTCCATAGAAGAGTTCGCTAAAATGCACGCTGATAATCTCAATTTTTAAGAACCTAAGTGCGCATTTTCAAAAATGAAAAAAACAAATATTCTGGTATGGAAGGATTGACTGCCATCTGGTCGGATGTCGACCGTTTATTAAATAAACCCACTATAAGAAAGTCGATCAATACACATTTATGCAATAATTGCAATGGAATAAAAGTATTCACAAAAGAGGGTATGCCTGTGTGTTCACAATGTGGATTCACACAAGAGCATTACGTAGACGACAGTCCTGAATGGACGAGTGGTCTCACCGAAGACGGCCGTGTAAACGACCCTTCGAGATGTGGTAACCCAAATCCAAACCCCGAGTTATTTTCGGATGCGTGGGGTAAGGGTACGGTCATTTCTACAAAGAATACATCGAATTATGAAAACAAGCGAATGGCGAAAATTAATTTCCATCAATCTATGAACCACACAGATAGATCGCTATTCCACGCGTATAAAGATATAGATGAAGCCTGTCACACACTCCCGGAAAGTGTCTTGAAAGATGCCAAGATGATGTATAGAAAATTCAATGTAGAGAAACTAACACGCGGTGCAGTTAGATTGGGTATAAAAGCGAACTGCGTATTATATGCGTGTCGCTTATCTAATATACCCCGGACTACAAAAGAAATTTCAGATATGTTTGGTATTCAGAGCAAAGATATAAGTAGGACTACCCAGATATTCAAAGACACGCTACTCGGAAAGACTGAGAAAAACTACGTGACTAAGCCATTTAACGTGATGCAACGTCTATTGAATTCATTTGAAGTTACCCGAGCTGAACGGTTAGAATGCAATAAGATGTGCTCTAAATTAGAGGATTGCACAGATCTTATGAGTAAAACTCCAAATAGTGTCGCGTCTGTGATCATTTACATCGTGATGCGCGGCAAATTGTCTAAAAATAGAATAAGTGATGAGTGTTCGGTATCTATACCGACCATAAACAAAATAGAAAACATAATTAAACGATACTTAGAGGAATAGATGTAATAACATGTATAATGGTGAAATTGTTCTTAGCGACGCCATGCTATGGTGGTCTATGCCTTGAAAAATACATGACGAGTATAATTAAGCTTCAAATCGCACTCATAAAAGAAGGTATTATGCTCATGCTCGACACCACTGAAAATGAATCGCTCGTACATCGCGCGAGAAATGTCGCGGTTGGTCGGTTTATGCAAAAAACGGACGCCGATATTTTCATGTTTATTGATGCTGATATAGACTTTAACGCAGATTCTGTCGTTCGTCTCGTTAAATCCACGCACGACGTATCGGTTGCGGTGTACCCCAAGAAGGTTGTGATGTGGGATCAAGCCAAGACTGCGATCGAAGCCGGTGACGATAGAAATATGGCGATGTTGTCTTCGAGTCTTGTCGCGAATATCGGAGCACATCGACGTTCGGTTGAGAACGGGTTCGTTGAAATTCTGGATGGACCGACTGGATTTATGGCCATCAAACGAGCGGCATTTGATAAAATGCATGAAAAGTTCACGGAATTGAACTGTGTGAATGATCACGCGAATAGAGATTTTAATGAATATTGTGCGGTATTCGACTGTATGATCGACCCAGAGTCGAGGCGTTATTTATCCGAGGATTATGCATTCTGTAGAAGGTGGCAACAGGTCGGAGGTAAAATTTATGCGGATATAAATACCACACTCGGACACGTTGGAAACTTACCATTCTCTGGGTGTATGAATGAGAGGCTTAAGGCTTAGATGCATGTAACATATAAAATGAGGTTAGCCACCATCGTTGTGACTCGGAGTAAGTCATGTCATGTAAAGACACTTCACACTGTGCTTCGTTTGAATTTAATGTGTATTCAGTCAAAAGGAATTCAAAATGAAGTCGTGTACGTAAATGACGACCCATACGAGAAGTCAAATGTCATACAAAAATACATGAAAATTGCCGATAGAATTCTATACATAGATTTTGGGGTTTCTATGGACGAAGGTTCAATTGCACAAGTTTTTAAACCACACGAAGGTGTTGGGTGCGTGGTTTTCCCAGGTGTGATTGAAGGTATCGATTGGGAAATGTTTAAAACTAAAGTTAAGGATAATTCCACCGAACCCGTTGAACAGATTGGCCTTCATTTTGACACGGAGATTGGTAATAAGATTAGCGAGGATATCTATCAAGTAAAAAGTAGTAGCGCCAGATGTTGGGTCATGATGTGCAAGAATACGAGCAAATTCGTTAGAGATAAGCGAACATACGATTATAGGGTGCCCCCACGGATGGAACAAATGTTTTCAAAATTCAAAGAATTGGGGGTCAAAATTCATGCATATACGGCATCTAAGTTGACGATGACGTATACACACGAGTGTATAAGTAACTTACTGAACGCTGCCGGAGTTAAAGCTAATTAAAGATTTAAATTGAAACATTAAACAGATGTCACGGGTATCTGTAAAGAGGGATGACCCACTTTACACATACGCGATAAAGTATATGGAAACGCAATGGGGTGTCAATAGGAGATTCCCCGGTTGCCAACCCATATCGATTGAATACAAACACTTCGATACACTCCGTAAGAATGATTATGTGGTGTGTGAAAAGACTGATGGTGTCCGTTTCATGTTAATGGCATTCATGTATGATAAGCATAGGGTGTGTGTATTGGTGAACCGAGCGCTCGATATGTATTTGTGTAAACTTAATTTTAGACGACCCGTATACGAAGGTACTATACTTGAAGGTGAATTATACGAAGATATGTTCATGGTGTACGACTGTCTCATCGACTCCGGTGTAATCGTGGGACATAAACATTTTATCGATCGACTCGAGCATTGTGAAAATGTTTGCAAAAAATTGATGTCTCTCAAGAATGATGCGACAAAATTAAAAGTGAAGACGTTTCATCTCATGTGTGATTTTAAAAGCTTCTTGGATGATTACTTACCCACGGTCACCCAAGACATAGACGGTCTCATATTCACACCCATAAACTGTCCTATTAAAATTGGTACGCACGAAACTATGTTTAAATGGAAACCAAAAGAAAAGAACACGATAGACTTTCAAACTCATTTAGTGAACGGTGAGTGGCGACTATACGTTCAAGAAAAGGGGGAACTCGTGTTTGAATCAATCATACCGAGGGATAAAATGGATACATCTTGGTTGAGAGATAAGATGATCGTTGAATGTCGCTACATGATCGACGACATTCCAATGTGGTGGATGCCCATCATGGAGCGCACCGATAAAACACACCCAAATAATAGACGCACGTTCTATAGAACGCTCGTAAACATAAAGGAGGACATTAAAATGACTGACTTTTTAAAATGTATGTAATTGAATCTAAGCACCTCCGTGAAACTTTTGATGTTTTTATTTATTGAGCACGTATATTAACACGTAATACCCAGCTACTTCCTTCATGGTAGTTTCAAATATATTTTCATCGTCTTGTACGTACCATTTATCATTAAACTTCGTTACGGAATAATAGTGACCACCCCATTGTACACCTTCATGTATTATGCATGATTGTAATGAATATTTAATGTCGTCACCAAACGTAATGTCATCTTCTAAATGTATACGACTCTTCTTATCGAATGAAATGATCATTACCGGCTGTAGTTTCTTGAAAATAACCCGCGTCGTCGCGACGTGATGAACATTCCCATCGTCATCGGTGTATCCCTCGAGTGTGTTCCAATTCATACTTTTATTTATCAAATCACTGACTTTGCACACATGATCGTCTACGGTGAGTGTTTGTATGCTATAGTCGACGTCATTCGTATTTTTACCTTTCGGTGATATGGTTATCTGGGTCTTTTTTCCGTAGATTATGTCTTTTATGATTGAATACTCCTTTTCCAATATATCTATTATACAAAACAGCGCATCTTGGCTATCGTGTGGTTCATTCATTTTAAATCTAGGGAATGTACGTTGAAACTCTGCGAGTAATGCAGTTGTATCGATGCACCCAGAGTTCTGTTCACTAAAATACATTTTTACCAAATCATAGTAAAGTTTGGTAAATTTGCAATCGCCGACATATTGACTCTTGTATATGTATTCAGATATAGGTATGGTATGAAGAAGACACTGAATGGCGGAATTAAAGTAACATGTGTTTCCTAAGTTGTAAAACCCATGCATATATTTTTAGGATATAAAAAATACTTAAGGAGAAGACGCGTGAGTATCTTGAATAACCATGGACGTCAGACGCGTGTTTGATAACGTGAAACCGATTTTTGACAAATACAGAAATGAAGAACACGTTGAATTCGAAATTAGAGTTGGTAAATTTAACTGTGGTACATTTGATACCGATGTCGGAAAAGTTGGATTTGAAAACATCCTCGAAGGTCTTAAGAAATACGACGGCTGGGAACGGGTCGTGAATAGGTCGGAAGAAGTTTTTTATCGTAAAACTGATAATCTTCGAATTTCAATTGATGAGGATACATCCGAAGAAAAGATTGTCAAAAAAGACAAAGTCCACAACGAGGACTTTGGTAAACTCATAAATGCACCGTATGATATTAGGTTCGGTGTTTCGATTGAACACCCAATCGAAGATTATGAAGGTGAAATGGACATGAAGAAGACAAAGAGGCGCATGTCTTTTATTCGCAAGAATTTATCTATAGACATGACGATCGTTCAAGGGGATGTCGAAGACTTGGATACAGAAGATCCCAACACGTACCAAATTGAATTGGAAATTATTGACCCGAAACTCGTGAAGGATGATAATGATCTGTTTAACATTCTTCATAAGGTGAAGGATTTATTTAATATATTGAATACTAGTAAATGATTATCAACATATTTGTAATACTAATCGTTTTGTATTTCATGCTTGGTGTCGAATATAGCAAAGAAAACGTGGGTTCTATGGGGTACAAATCTAAAAACTTCCACATGTCACATGGAATGTCGACCGATATGGTTGAAGCCATGAAACGTGATGGATTGAGTGAAGAATCGATAAAAGAATTCATCATGATGGAAGATCGATTACTTGAGGTTGAACGTAAGTCCGTGTGTTCCCAGACGGCACGGCAATTTGAATCGGTCGGTATATCAGATCAAATAAAAAAGAGATTCGCTGGATATGATTTTTCATATCACACAAAGCACATTAAACAGGCTTCCGAACCATCAAAACTCATAAATAGAAGTATCACTTGCTCTTAGTTAAATTAGAACGTGTTTTCTTATAGTTTTCTATGAACTTTTTAATTTCAGTTTTGCTTGGATTGTATGTAACTATATAATTCACAACCACGTTCCCATGTTTACCGTATTCCTTTTGAATCAACTTTTTCTTGTATTCTTGCAGTCGCGCAGTCTTCCACTCCGACACCATGTTCCTTTTGATGTCATTTGCAGGCATTTTCTTCAAAACACCCTTCTTGTTAACGAGGTTTTTATACTTTACAGCGTTATCTAGAACATTTGATAGTTCTTTTACGTCTTTATTTATGTTCATAACATTTTTGAACTTTTTAATCCATCTCGGTCCATATAATTTTTCTATGTCATTTCTTATGCTATTTTTATTGAGGCGTCTCTTTTTTTCTATTTTTTCTACTTCAGCATTTCGTTTGATTTCCATGTTAATCATCTTGTTCATGCGAGTCCTATTGGCTTGTTCCTTTCGATTTTTAGTTTGTTTGATCTTAAGTTTTTCACATAAGGTTTTTATGGTATCAGAATTATCGACTTCTATACCTTTTTCTAATGCCATCGCCACTAAGTCACTCTTTTTGTAGTCGACACACGCTTTATCTCCGACTTTAAAGTTTGAATTTCCTAGATCGAACTGTTTAATCATAGTACAAAGTTTTTCCTTTTTATTCTTATCTTTTATTCCAACAACACCCAGTTTTTTAGCCATTTGTATGAGAGTCGTTTTAGTCAACGCTTCACATTTCTTCTTACCTATCATCACTTTACCGTTCTTATCGTATGTGATCTTCGGTGCATTCACCGGAGACTTTCGAGCCGTCTGCTTTTTTGGTATTTTGTAACAACACTCGTCACCTTGTGGATTCTTCTTGGCTCGATACCCCTGACTACACGGTGGTCGTCTCGATTTAGGACACGTGGTGGCTTTTTTAGAAACCACTTTGCGTGTTTTATTGGGTATAGCAGCTGTAATTTTTATTTCACCTTTGGATTTCAACATCGAGAAAAATCTAGTCGCCTTTGTGTACGCCGCATTCAAATCTTTTGGATTTTTAGCACCCGATATTTGTATGGCGCCACTTTTCGCTATTATGTATTTGTGACCTTCATAAACCGCGTACATCATCGGAGAAAGCTCGGGTTCATAATTTGATTTAAACCCGTACGCTTGACTCTTAGAATTCAGACGCATCATATCCAAAATAATACCATTTATTCTGAATTGACCACTTAAATTATTGTATTCAAATGGGTTGTATAAAAATGCCTGTCCGCGCGTGTATTTTTTTACGATAAATCGGCGAATGAGTTCGGGTTGATTTTCAATTTGCGAATCTTTACCCACGAAACCACCCGAAAATCGTATCTTGCCATTTTTGTAAAAATTGGCCGTTCCGCCGTTCGTCTCAACTCCATTCGTGAGCGTAAATTTTACTTGAACAGTAAAAAAATTTGCGTTTATGTCACCCTTTTTTCCATATTCTTTGGTGTGAGTAAATCCAGTTTTGAATCTTCCATAAAGACCAACGATTTCTTTGGTGTCTATGGATAAACCCTCTCCGATGGGTGTTTTCCCGAGTGGTGTTTTTTGCAGTATATACTTTAAATCTAAACGCGATTCGGCATCGAAGTTTTTGTTAACCGTCGCGTTAAACATACCCAAATTGAGCCCACTCAAAGTTAAATTTGTATTATACGCGTTATCGTTATTGCTATTGCTATTTGTCACGTATTGCGCAAATTCACCCATGTTCTGATTGTTTATCACCGTGTTTTTAAGACGCGTGGGAAACGCAGGTGCTGGCTGTGCGCGTTTCACGTCAACTCCTGAGTTTTTTATAAAACTCTGAAGGGATTGCGGACGCTCCATATCTAATGTAATTGTATATTTTTATTACACATCATCCTCGTTTGATACGAGGGTATCATTAACTATATCTAAACCAAATATGAACGGTTGCATACTGAATGGTGTACCTCGGTATAATGCGGTGTGCTGACGCACTTCCACGTCTCTCTGACTGAAAGGCCCCGCATAGAAGTCCTGATTGAATCTCGGTTTACCGAGGTTATTCGCGGTACAATGTTCGTTGAACTTTTCAACGAATAACTTTTGAGGACAGCAGAGATCTGGACTGTACTTGATGTAAGGCGATTGTAAAAAGTTCTCGAGCGTACTCGAAACGGTCGCGACTTGTCTTTGTACATCTTTGAAATATTGTGGGACTATGTTCCATATGTCCTTGTTTGCGTACTTTTGTGCGTATTCTAGATATGCACGAATGCATTTTTGAAGAATTATAGGAATCTCAGCTTCGAGCTTTTTATCGAGTGTGGGATCGGCATCTTTCACTTGTTTACCAAAATTCCACGTGAGCATACGTCTCAGAACACTCCCCGAATTATCTTTGTAACTGGGAACTTCATTTCCACCCAATACACCTGGGACTTTCCACGTCATCGTCTTCGCTTTTTCATGTTTAATCGCACAAGATACCTGTTCCCCGGATACAATGGATTGAAATTCCGCCTGTTCCAAAGAGATATCCCCCTTGATTTCGGGTGAAATGAAAACAAACGCATCATAAATCGAAGAAAGACCAAACTTCTTCTCCACGTTGTTAGATAATGTCCGGACATCATCCACGTCATAGAAAAGAGCGAACACTTTTGTGATGAGTGTCGATTTCCCGGATCGCGCGATCCCCTTCAAGAATGGAATGATCTGCCACCCGTCCAATTCCCCTACGTCAAAACATAAACGCCCACCCATGATATACATCCATTTACACACTTCGGAATCAAATTTCTGATAATCTAAGACTGACTGAAAATATGGAGTCGGTATATCTTCCCACTTTTCTGTATACGAGTAATCTTCGAAATCAGTATCGAAATATTTACAACTCACGATAGCTTGATCTAAGTTTGCAAACTCTTTTGAGTCGTATGTATAAAATGCCGTTTCATAGAGTGCAGTCTTATCCGACCAACTTTTACCCACGAAAACCCCATTTTTAAAAGACCACACGTGTCTGTTACGTTTAATCTCTGGAAATTGCATGTCGTTGCAGTTCGTTAAATGACGGATCACATCGGAATATGCAGAACCCCTACACGAAAGATTTTTCCATAACTCAAATTCAGTTTCTTTCTGCGCTACACCGTATACGTAGTCCTGTATTCTGTGTTCCTGTTTCCAAGCTCGAGTATCGTGGCCTTCTTCCGTGCGAATTTGTTTGCAACAGTGCCCCTTGTATCTTTTTATGTTGTTTTCATAAAGTTTTTTCAAGATGGTCAATATGGCCTGTTGATAAGGGCTCAATTCATCCAGAGAAGACGGTAATGTAGAACACCTAAATATAGATGGGTCTGTTTCGGGGTTTATGGGGATATAAGTTGGGTTGTTGATTCTCTCGTAGATTCGTGTATGTCTGAATACAATCTGCCACGCGTCGTCAACTTGGTCTATCAAACGATTAATTCGAGTTGATATTTTCATATCATCACCGTCATCGAGATCAAGAATCTTCAGAGCATTTGCTCTGTGATATAATTGTCCTAATTGTAAATTCATGCGTTGGTGTTTTGCAGAAATACTTTCGATATCTATGCTAGTCATCGGTAAACCGGAATCATGGTTAAGTTCGTTGGGTGTAAAGAAATTTTTAAAACCCAGTTGGAAGGATACCGCTTCATCATCACGTCTCATTATGTCCCACATGTCTTCCAATTGGGTCAAAAGGTTAATGAGCTGCTCCGGATTGAGACCCTGGATGTGATTCATCCACATCACCTGATTCGTCTCGGTCGGATTTGCATCGTGATTGATGTAATGTGTTTCTATCATCGACAGCTCCTTGTTCTACCCATGGGTTATTTTTCTAAGTACTTTTTTGGAGGTGAGCCAATATTTTGACCATAATCCTATTTTGGGTTTCAATTTGTTTAGATATAGATACTAATGCGCTACACACTGTATCACCCTCTTCCGTTGAAAAAAGGGACGTCGCGACATCGGTGATGTGACCGATAACATCGTCTTCACCCATGATCGCCCATTCCGGAATTTCTTCTTCGTCGTCGAATTCCTGTGGCTGTGACCCATCTTGATCCTCGTCGATCTGAATTTCAAGTTCACTTTCGGTCTCGTATTCGGATTCGGAATCAGTTTCATATATTTCTTGTGTTGGTTCGACTTGTATTTGATCAGACATTTATACAATACTCCAGGAAAAATCAAACTGAGTTTTTTCGCGAAATTATTTTCTCCGTATATAGTACAAAAACTCTCACAATGGCCGGTGGTCTCATGCAACTCGTCGCCTATGGCGCCCAAGATGTCTACTTGACTGGTAACCCAAAGGTTACCTTCTTCCAAGCGGTGTACAAGCGTCACACCAACTTCGCGATGGAAAACATCGAACAAACCGTCAACGGTACCCCAGGTGCCGATGGCCGCGTTTCCGTCACCGTCGCGCGTAACGGGGATTTGGTCGCCGACATGTACGTCGAACTCAAGTCCGGTGCCACCGCCGTGACTGATGATGCCTGGCTTGCGGAGCGTGCGGTCAAGGATGTTGAATTGTCCATTGGCGGTCAGCGCATCGACAAGCACTACCAAAAGTGGTGGCGTTTGTACTCCGAGCTTTACTTGGATGAATCCAAGAAAGCGAACTACGGTAAGATGACGACCGCGACCAAGGCGGGCGACAAGATTTTCCTGCCACTCATCTTCTTCTTCAACCGCAACCCAGGTTTGGCGTTGCCACTCATCGCGCTCCAATACCACGAAGTCCGTCTCGACTTCGATTTGTCGAGCGCCTTCGCGACCGTCACCGACGGCTCCACCTTCAAGGTCTGGGCGAACTACATCTACTTGGACACCGAAGAGCGACGCCGTTTCGCCCAAAAGGGTCACGAATACCTCATCGAGCAAGTGCAACACACCGGTACCGATTCCGTCACCGCGGGTACCGAAGTGCAAAAGCGCTTGTCGTACAACCACCCAATCAAGGAACTCGTCTTCTGCCTCGATGACGGTACCGATTCTTGGCGCACCGCCAACGCCCACGCGACCGTCACTTCCAACGTCGCGCGCGGCACCGTGTCTAACTGCTTCATCTCCGATTCGCTCGTTGGTGCCCCACTCGTGCTCAGCGAAGGTGCCAAGTTCTCCGAAGATGACAACGGTACTTTGGACACCTTCAAATTGGTCCTCAACGGCCAAGACCGATTCAAGGAACAATCCGGTAAGTACTTCAACCAAGTGCAACCATTCGTTCACCACTCCGGCTCCCCAGCGCCCGGTGTGTACGCGTACTCGTTCGCGCTCAAGCCAGAAGAACACCAACCAACCGGTACGTGCAACTTCTCTCGTATTGACAATGCCCAAGTCGCTATCAAGGCCAAGTCCGGTATCGCCGAAACCACGCTCCGTATGTTCGCGACCAACTACAACGTCCTCCGCATCCAATCCGGTATGGGTGGCCTCGCCTTCTCCAACTAAATTCGTTTTAGTTTAATTAATTATAGACAAAATCAAACCATAAAATTTAAAACGTAAACCGCGTGTTTAAATTTTATTGTGTACATAATATAAACATGTCTGAATCACAACCGGAACAACCAGAACTTCCAGTAGAACCAGTCATAGTCACCGAAGTCCAAGAGGTAAAACGTGCACAACCCGCGAGATCTAATATGGGTGTCATCCTAGTCAGTGTGGGTGTTGTGGTGCTCATGTTGGCAATCGTATATTTCGTGCGTTTCGATAAAACTAAAAACGGTACAGCTAAAATGAATACCTATAAACCGATGCCTCTCTATAATCGCAACATTGGTAACCAATTACCTCTTAATACGCAATCCATATCAAATAATAGTGGATACGGCTACAAAGCGAATGCATATTAAAGTTAAAAACCGATACACGTGTAAGTATGATAGAAATATATACAGACGGCAGTTGTTTACATAATCCGGGTCCGGGTGGATGGGCGGCGAAGTGTTACGATCCAGACTTCACACTCGAAGGTGGATTTCGCACGAGTACGAATAATATCATGGAAATGACTGCTGTTATTCGGGCTCTCGAAAAGTGTATTGAATTAAATGAACGTAATGTCATTATCTACACGGATAGTAAGTATGTAAAATTGGGACTCACGGAGTGGTCTAAAAAATGGGTCTCAAATGGATGGAAGACAAGTACTGGTAATGACGTCGCCAATAAAGAATTATGGGTGCGCTTACTAGAGCTCATGAATCAAAACATTTGTGTCACGATCGAGTGGGTCAAGGCACACTCCACGAATGAAAAGAACAACGAAGTCGACCGTCTCGCGAGGCGTCAAGCACTTAATTTCTCTGTGTTAAATAATGAACACCCACCATTGGTGTGAACGTGAAGAGCGACTCCTCAGGCGCTGGGCAGAGAGGGCGGCGGGTTATAGATGGTTACATAACCACGCGAGGATGCACTATAAGTGGCTCACAGACGCACTCACGTACCCATGTATCATAATATCATCTGTAACGGGTGTAGGTGGGTTTGCCGTACTTAATCCAAGTGATGATAATGTTTCGCCAGATATGAAGAGAAACATTATCATTTTTCAATATACATTTGCCTTTTTAAATGTAGTTGTTGGTATATTGACATCCATATCTAAATTTAGTAACAGTTCAACCATGATGGAAGCACATTCGGTCATGTCTATCCAATATTCAAAGTTTTACAGAAACATAGACATGGAGCTTTCTTTAGATATAGAACATAGAACCAATGCCGTAGACTTTGTACAAAAACAACGCATTGAATATGATCGTCTATTGGATGAAGCTCCGGATATACCATATCGCACTATATGTGAATTTAATAAAGAATTCCCTAATAAAGAAAATAAACCCGATGTGTGTAATGGTTTGAGTGTGATAGAATCATCCACACTTGGACCCGATAATCGTGTAAGGGACGCGATCACGCGATGGTTACGGCGAAAGAAATCATTCGATCTCACAAGGGGTGCGAGTGTTTAATTTCAAGCTTTTAATTTTAGATACCAAATCACACCAATAAACAATACGACTGAAGACACTAAATATAATACGTTCCGTGTATTACGACAAACATCGTGCGACTGAATTGGCTGCTGAACACCCCAATCACTCATGCAATCTAATGTGACGCACACATTCTTTTTTTACTCTTTCCAGTGTTCTGCATATACCATCCTGTATAAAACTCATGACGAGATGCATTCGCGCGTGCGTGATGAATCGTTCTGCGGCCAGCCACATACGCATCTTAAAATAACACACGAAAATAGTCTTAACTCAAACTCCGTATAATTTTTTATGTATCTATAAAATATATGTTTCGTCGAGTAACAAACGATAGACTACCAAATAATATACAAAATAAGATACTAAATATGGTTAATACAGAACGCAAAAAACGCAGGGAATTTTACAAAAAATTAGACGAAATGCTCAAAAAGGCTGAAAATAGAAAGAATTTAACGAGAGAAGGATTTATGATGTATTCTATGATAAATTCGCATAGGAATGGGGCAAAAAATGGTAATAAATTGTCAATGAATATGCTTAACAGGCATTTTAGAAGTAGAAAAAAAGTTGCCGATTTCTTTTTTAATAACACATCCAACCTCACTAAAAACGATAAGAGGTATATCATAAACAAGATGTTATTTGATAAGTCTTATCAGGTATTTTCGAACGATCTTAAAAACATAAAGAACAGAAACTACCTAAGTCAATACAAGAATAGATTCATTAAACGATAAAATGGAACTTCAACGTGCTATCATCAAGGGAGACCTCAATGGTCTTAGAAAGCTCGAACACCAAATCCTCGAACATGTAAATCACGTATACGAAGATACTGGAAATGGAAATGATGATTATGAAAACTTTAGTATTTATTGGATCACCGGCCAAAAAGACAAAAACCTTGCACTTGAGATGTTAATGGTGTTTCTTAATACTTGCCAAACTGCGTTAGGTGATTATTTCCAAGAATACATGGACGTCATGGTTTATCCCGGGTTGGTCGGGGCGGTGTGTGCCAAAAATCAGGCAATTATAGATATATTGAAAACATTCGCAGATGAACATACATACATGGACATTGTTACTACTTACAACTAGTTTAAAGACTAAGCGCGCATAATGTATATGTAAAACAAGCTCTTATAACTCAGTTGGTTAGAGTGTGGTGCTTATACGATAGTATACTTGAGTGAGTTCATTCTCACAAAGGCACGCCAAAGTCGCGGGATCGAGACCCGCTAAGAGCATATTAATTTTTACATACGCACCCCATATGTAAAAATTAATGTTAGTATATATAAATGGCTTTTCTCCAGAATACCGCTATTCTCATACCTGTCATAGCTGCATCCCTTTACGGGGGTGTGAAGATGGCGTCCATGAATTTTTATCCATCTATCGATAGTACACTGAATCATAACACGTTGTATGGGATACTAATTTTGTTGCACACGATGTTTGGTATTAATCCAATCAGTGAAGCACCACAAATATTAAAGAGATTTACATCGAGCACTTGGTTTAAGTTGGTGTCTTTATTCGTGATTTCGTTTTCCGCGACTCGAGATTTCGAAGATGCGATACTCGTACTTGTGACATTTCTTGGCTTGGTTCAACTCATGCGCACAAAAGAAGAGCGTAAAAAATACCCATACATAATAGTGTAGATGATACGCGCATCGTACCAACCCCATGATATTTACAAGTACAGGCGTATCAAAATCCGTACCACTATACTTGAAACTATATATAAAAAACCATCGGTGTCTGTAAAATCTGAAATACACGGTAACGATCGTTTACGTTTCAGATTCAGGGAAGCCATACGCGAAGCAGAAAAAATATGCGCAGAGGAAGACTCGTGTCGTGAGTGTTACGACGCGTGGTACGAAGTCGATGAACTCGAAGATTCACTCATGCGTCTCGGTGAAGAAGTTATCCAAGAGAATAGTATGAGATATGGTTCCATTTTACGACGCAATTTTAAAATGCGCATGGGTATAAAAAATATAGAAGATCATCACGTCATACCACGCCAATTTAAAAGGCATCCAGTCGTTAAGTTTCTCAGATACGATGTGAATGATGGCAAAAACATAATCATGATGCCCAGATATATAACGCCTGGACTCAGGCAAAATAGGTTAACACACCACGGTGGTCATTTAAAATACAATGCATACGTTGGAAAAGTACTCGATTCCATCGACAATCTCGAAGATCCAAAGAAAGATTTTGAATTATTCGTTGAGTTTCTCAAGAGTGCGTGTCGGTTTAGACCACAGGATGTACCTTGGAAGTGAGAGTTCTTGTTTTATGCGAAGTTTCCTCCAACATTTTTTGATATTCTTCTATCACAAAATCTTGTGGCTCCGAATCAGCGTCCATTCGTATGAGCAATATTCTTCCATCAATTTCCATGTTAGAGAATGGTCTAGGTAATACATTTTCGTTTTTATGTAATTTAAATGGCGAGTCCTTACATTTTAATATTACTACAAGTTCATCTTCCCATTGCCCGATAAAAGTTGCATTTCCCCTGAGTATCTTGTATATTTCGTTTTTATCGGGCGATAGGTCTACGTTTATTTCGTGTATGTCGTCAACTTTTTCATTTATAAGTACAGCGATTACCATCTTATGTTCACGGTACAAAAAAAATTAATAACCCTTCTCTAGGAGGTCCACGGTCGCATCCGGATATCTCTTCGAAAAGAATTGCTTGTCGTCCCAATCACTGTGTCCTATTATACTCGCATGCGATCTGTCTATGAGCATACAGTGTCTTAGATCTTTATAATAAATACGTGCACCTTCAAAAATCAAATCTTCGTGTTTCATGTCGATGTGATTATCCATGATTTCAAAATATTTCGTATATTTTTTCATATTTTCAACGTGAATTAGATAACATTTAGTGCTAGATATCCATTTTACGAGTTCCAACCCACTTCTATTTTTTTCCGATGCGGGGTATCGCGATAGGCAATGAAAAAAGCATAATTCGAAGTTATCACCCAATTCGTTTATCACTTCTTGAACTTCATCAAAAAATTTGTGGTGTGTGATGATGACATTATCTTCAAACACGAGTGCATATTTTTCTTTGGATTTGAAACATCTATCGTATATGTTCATGTGACCTGCATAACAACCTATGGCTCCTAAATTAAAATATGTGATGTTTGGTCTCACCGCGTTTTTATCGTAATATAATTTGAGAGCTTGTCTGTAATATTTAGGTTCTACGAATTTAGAAAACTTTTTTGCGGATTCGGGTGTTCGAGTATCGGGTCCCTGTACTATTTCTAAAGGTACGGTGTGATCGTATGTGTCTATGAAATTACGTGCACGTTTTTCATTGGGGTCAGTGGTCAACATGTATGACTTATATTCTACACGAGGTGCATTTAATATATGTTTTGTGAGTATAAGTATAGCGATTAGAAATATTACAATAAACATGCTTAATTTATATATATAAAATTATATGCGCAGAGATGCGATGAAATTCATAGAAGTTTTCGTTTGAGCCCAAAAATAATATTCGCATAACGCGGCCTGAATAGACGGACACGGTATACCTGCGTGCATACAATGAATAGAAAAGGTCTTCGCATAGAGTGCAGTCTCTTGTAAGACCTCATATGGGTTTGATTCTTTGAACATGTCACACTCGAGCGCACTCGATTCTATGCAACTTTTAAGTTGTGGACACGCTCGCGTGGCTTCGATGTATACCATCGCATACATAAAACGCACGGTTTGTAACGCGACCAAATTGTCGGTAAATTTGTTGAACACTTGTGACGTTTCAGTCAACTTCAAATCTCTACTCATTGAGCGTGCGTTTGCGTTTGACTGCAATATGGGCACACACACACCCGTATTTAATGCCTGAATAGAGCACCACGTGGATCTCAAATTTTCGTGTGCGATGTCTTCGTACTGTGGTGCGGTATACATTCGATTTATAGTGTGTTTTAAAATTGGACCATTTACATCAGTTTTTCGTAGTTCATTCAGTATGTTTATGATTGATGCATCTTGATTGAAATATGCATAGATATCTGCGTACACTTGATATAATGTACATTCCATTGCTTCGTGTACGGATTTAATCAAGTGACCAGAACCCGGATCCTCGCCAACGTGTGTGAGTTTTTTAGCGAATGTTCGAAAGAAAATTTCTTGTGCGTCGACGATGTCTTTCGGACCATCTATGATCAAAAGTTTATCGGATACACCACCAGCCATGTAGTGTATACCCTTGTCTTTGCATTTTTCCGCGTGTAATTCACTCGTCTTGAAATTTTCCATGTTCATGTTTACGATGGTGTCTTCTTTGTCGCACCATTCAATGAGTTGATCCATGGTTCGTTCGTGTTCGTAGTCATCCGGATTTACAAACGTCGCGATGGTTCGCGGCATATCCATGTTTACAGTCAGATCCGCAACGTTTGGATACATTTTTACATTTTTAAATGGTTTGAGTGAGGTTTTATACTTATCGTGTACGTGTACACTTTTGAATTGTTGCATATCACGTATAACCTTAAGGCTATCCGGATTCACACCGATGATACCATATGAAGCCATATTTGTTCCTGCCTATCATTCGGTTCTATCTTTTATATTACTTCCACCCGTACATCGACATGTCCGATTGTTCACACCATGGATATACTTCTTCGTATCCCATGAAATTGTACGCTTTCATACCATCTTTTTTGCACTCGCGACATATGTGTATGTTATCATCTATGATCGTCTTTATAGCGAGTGAACGACAAATATCGACTTTGCTTATTTCTAAATCAGTGTAACTGTTCGTCATCACGAGATCATCGAAGATGCCTTCAAAATGGCGATTGAGCCACGCTTCAGTTTTAGTTCGAGCCGCATCTTGTCTTCCAGTTACTGCGTAAATCTTTTTATATTTGGATTTAAGTTTAACCATACCAATTTGAGATCTAACGATGGGTTGAATTTTATAAAAATCTTCGGATTGATAGAACTCTTCAACCATTTTAGATGATTCACTTTCAGTGATATTAAACATTGTTTTGTATACGTATTCATACCTTTGGTTAGATGCCGGCATTTTCAAACCACGCCATTTAGCCATTGGCTTTACGAAAGGCATGAGCACTTCATCTATATCTATCGCAATTTTCTGCATATATTATAACATCACTCGTAATCTCTAAATGCGATTCCCACCGGAAATCTAGGTACACCGAGTTCAGTGAGATTCTGGTATTTTACCGTGAGCATCTTGTTCATATACTTCGAACTATTTTTGAACATATCCCGTCGTTTTTCTTGGGTTCCTTCCGGTCTCACGGTAAACCCGTGTCCATCTTCAGTGATACACTCCCACACGGGCGTTCCCACATCCTTACCCATGCACTCTCTTACACCGACGACCATGTATTCGTCCGTCTTAAAATCCTTGTGCTTCAATAGGTAATTACTTCTTTTGCCGATTTCATAGATACTCGACGCTTCTCGTATCATGGTCCCCTCATAACCAGCGTCTACGTACGCCTTATGAACTGCATCGAGATCACTTTTTGATTTTACCCATTTTGTTTCCACGGTGACCCTATATATGCGTTCGTCGAATGTGAGATTTGGTCGATTCGTGTCGAAGTAATCAAACACATGAAATTCCAATGATTTTGGGTTTGTCTTGAATAAACTCGTGATTTCCTCGAAACTTTTAGACGGATTGTAACACTCCCCGTCTAAGTATTCTCCATCTTTGAGTCCTATACCTAGGTACTCGGTTCCTGGTACAATCTTACCCGTTCTCGATATACCACCTTTGTTAGACACGAGAAGTCGAACACCGTCTATTTTTGGTTGTACATAAAATGGTTCAGATATGTACTTATGTCTATCTTCCCATTTATTCGCCAACATAGGAAGAATAGGTATCTGCTTTTGATTCTCCCACATCGTCTTTGCACGTTTAAGAGCGCTATCATATCCAAGCTTGACGTCAATTATAGAAATAGATTCTTTCCCACCGACCAGACCGGTCTTTTTTATGATACGGGCCGTTCCATCAGACACACTTTCCACACTTATATCAAAGTACCTCTGTCTGCCGTTTTTATCGGTTTTAAAAATTGTTTCCATTATATTAAGGGTAGATATGATTCCGGTCGTAAATTACGAGCGTTTGGAGCGACTTAAGCCTCCCCCACCTACGAATATTCCATTGAATGCGAATACTGCGTGTATATTTATAATAATATTAGCTGTTATTGGTTTATATAAAAGAAGTGTGGATGTTAGTCAATCGAGGTCACGACGTTATACTTGAGACACTCTTCAACATTTAGATAGATATCCTTTTTCATGAGTTTCTTGAACTCCTTTTCTGGAATTTCAGTCTTCTCGAGGTAGACCTTTGTGATCATGTCCATAAACTTGGAGCACGAGTCCATTTCATTTTTAAGATCTTCAAACTTGCCCCAGAAACCATTCGTAGACAATTGATGAATGAGAACGTGCGCGTTCTTACCCATGCGGCGTTCATGTCCACCAAGCAAAATGAAGGACGCAGCACTACAGCATGCACCTTGTGCGATGGTGATGACCTTCACGCGTGATTTTTCGATCACGTTCATCGCACTGAGACCAGCAAACATTTCACCACCATCACTGCATATGTTAATTCTAATTTCCGGTTTAAATCCCGGGAAGTCGATAGACTGCTTAAGCAACTTATTTTCAAGCTTTTTGAATTCTTCAGTAAATTCCAAAATATCGTCCGTCGTCACGTCACTGTAGAAGAACATTTCATTACCAATGATGCGCGTCGTCTTAAATTCATCATCACCGGTTGCGAGTGGTAAGATAGTCGGAGTTGGCATCTTTTGTTAATCGCGTCGATATGTTTTAAGTTACTTTTTGTACTTTTTAAATGCAGACCCACTCGATGAGATTTTAGGTTTTTTTACGTATTTTTTGAATGCAGAACGTTTGGATGAGATAACCTTCGGTTTTGGGGATACGGCAAATTGTACAACACTCTTCATTATGGTTTTCATTTGATTGTTAAACTCTTGACGTACACTGGTTACCAACCCAGATACGGTACGCTTACTCGTAGCTGTGCTGTTGTTGCTATTGCTATTGCTCATTTGTATACTCTTTTATTTTTTTCTTGATTTGTGATACTTCACGCGGTTTCAGTTTATTACCAATCGATAAATGATTTATAACATCAAAATCTTGTGGAGTAAGTTTATAATGGGTGTACATCTCCAAGTTGTTTTCTATGGCATATTTTCGTAGGAGATATAATTCTTGGTGACTCTTGCACCCAGATCTAAGTTTTATATTATTGTATTTCTGACTTCGCATCTTATAATTTCCAAACTTAGTCCAAAAACTACCCGGTCTGAGTGTTGATGCGTTCAGTTTTTTGCCTAAATTTGTTCTGGGTATGTTTATCACTGCATTTTCAAAATATAACATAGAACTCCAATGTCCCTGATATATACTCGTATCGAATAGATCGGCATCGGATAACGAATATGCTATATTTTTGTAATTAACGTCGTTTGAGTCTAGATAGTTTTCGTGTATAACACCCCACACGTGTCCATGTTCCGAACTCAGATCGGATATTTTCGTGTGAGAGTCATCACATAATACTAAAGATGCCAATTCTTTTGGTTCTATGAAATGATCTTTTTCATCGGAACAATTCATATAATCAAAAAAGTTGTGCAAGTTGCCTTTACATTTTTTAGCGATCGCGAGTGATCGTTCATTGTTGTTCAAATCGAGGGTTGCGATTTGTTCTGGTGTTCTCTTTGGTACGAGTATGAGCTCGAAGTTTGGTAATAAATATACACTATTAGATGAAACTATGAACGGCTTTTTAGTAAGCCTATCACCTTCGGATACACGCTCTATTAGTTGTCTTTGAACCAGAACTTCATGTCTATAGTCGTCTAGTATCAGGTGCACGTTCGATTCTTTTAATTCTTCCAACACCTTGAAGTTGTCCGCGACTTCTATACTATTCGTTTCATCTAAGACTGAATTTATTATAAAACTTTTACCCGTGCCGGATGCACCGCATATCATGACGTTTTTTCCATCTTTTATATGTGATTTTAAAATGTCGATTTCTTTTTTATGGAGCGTATAACCCGTACTCTTTTTTTGTTTTACTATTTTAACGAAAGCGTCCATGCCTGAAAATAAGAACGATGATCTCGCTAATCAGGCTATAGATATTATTTTTGAAAATGATGCGCTTCAGACTCGGGTGATAGATCCTATAAAAAGGAAAGCGATTCCTTACTTACTATGTTTTGGTATCTTTAATTTAATATTGTTTATTTTAGTCGCTTTCATAGCAAAACGTGTGTTCACTTATTCTTCGTCTTCTTGATTATCTTCGGTGCCAACTTCGAGATCGACATCCACAGGTTTGACCGGTTTAGTTACTAGTTCGATTGCTTTGGATGTACGATTACGAATGCCAGTCTTCTTGAATGGATCCACTATACCCCGCTTGCCGGGCATCACACGCCCGCGCAATTCATCGAGTTCTTCTTTCAGTTCTTCTTCAGTCATATTTCTTTGATTCGGATCTTTTAGGAGACTCATGATGGAGTATTCTTTTATAGCCTTGAATGGAAGTATCGGATGGACGTGTAGTATTTCTGGTTTTGTGAATATGTTATCATCTGGGAACTCTCGGTCGAACGAAGTTAATATCTTCTTTGGTATGGGTGGACTTTGTTCGATGAGTCTGTCCATCTCTTGTTGACAGTCGTGGACCATGTCGCTACCATCGAGTGTTCTATTCACCAATGGAAGGTTTAGTTCAAGTCTGATTTTACGCGACAATTTACCATACAGTTGTGACGCGGATCGATGACTTTCCATCAATTCATTTATTTTGAGAAACTGCATGATAGTCGCGATAATACCCGCGATGAGATTAAGACCACCGATGATCGATGGTACGGCTGAGCGAATACTCATGGGAAATTGTTCCTGTGCAAAATTCGCAGTGCCCGTGATGGTTGAAAGCACGATCACGGGAAGCGTAAAACGCATACTGAGTTTTTGAAACATCAAAAATGATTGGTAGTTCATGTATCTATAACAGGCGGCCGCTTCACCCCATTCCTTGAGGACCTTTTCCTGTTGTGTGTGCCACTGTTTGGGTGCGTCGGACTTTTCGATATCCTTTGGAAATCCTTCGATTGAATTCGTGTTAATAATTTCTTGCTCCATATTAATAGATGAACATTATATTCTTCATCCACCTCGTATTATTCATGGCGGTGCTCATCGTTCCATTTCTGAAAAATACGCAGTTACTTGAAATGTATAGCATACTCATACCGTTCATATTTTATCATTGGTCCGTAAACGATGATACGTGTGCACTCACACAAATGGAAATGTACGTCACGGGTAACGCAAAAGAGGAAACCTTCTTTGGTAGAATCGTGGGACCCATATATAAGATGGACGACACCGATGCGAATAAACTTTTGAAAACGGTCATGTTTACGTTGTGGCTTCTCGTACAGTATAGATTAGGTAGAATAGATATTGCCTAAGTGAAACAAAGACATATATCGATTAACACACAAAATGCCTTCTTATGCTCCAGTTTACGATTACCGTTGGGGTTCGGGAACCAACCTGGTCACCGATCGATCCATCTTACACGGTGCCCGAAAATTCTTAATCGTAAACGGGAAAAAGAATGAAATTAATCACGTACCCCGAGTCGGTGACCACGGAATCCACGGTGGTGTGCTGCAGATCATGCGTGGTCAGAGAGTCATCAATTATCATTAGAAAGAAGAGAAGCGCACGTGTAATTTATATTCTCACTATATAACAGATGAACGCAAAGACTAAACACACAGCCATGCTCATAACGATATTCGTGTTGTTGCTCGTGATTTTGTACACGCTCACTAAGCCTCAGCCCGTCAGACGCGTACACACCCGAGAGCGCGTCGCCGTACCGGTTCAAATTCCCGTAGAGCGTGAATTTAGAGCGCCACCAATCAAGGAGTATAAACCACAACGCGTCCAACAGATGGGTGTGCTGCTCGGTGAGAACAACGAAACATTACCCTTGTACGGCAAGGAAGTGAGAGGAAGACGGGATAGATATCATTACTATACGGTAACACCCGGGGATCAAATGTACTCTCTTCCAGTGAGTTTGGGTGAAAGAGACTGCATGGATGACATGGGTTGTCAAGAGATTTACGGTAACGAGACCGTAAACATATTGGGACAATCGGGTGATTATGCCGCGAAATTGTATAGAACGGATAACTTTTTCTAATCAGTCTTTTCTTCTGATTTTGGTATCATGCTTAGGGCCCTGTGATATGTGTCATATGTAACGAGGCAACTCAGTACAATACACACCGCGAGTGATCCGTAGCCGATTGGTTTCATTGGCACCGGAACCCACCATCCTATGAATTTTTTGCGCATCATGTTAGATATCATGATACAGCAACAAAGTATCGATAATGCAGACACGGAATAGTGTTTGTTTTTATCGAATGGAACCGTTGGGCTCCATGCA